TACCCATGGCCTGATCCGGGTCGTCAACCTTTTCAGCCTCGATCCGGGCATAAATCTTTTCCATGAGTGCATCCATCTGTACCTTCTCTTCGGCGAAATGCACAACCGATCTGGCTTCTGCATCAGCGATTGCATCAGCCTCTGAGAGAAAGGTCCGGTCGGCTTGCATGTATACGGTATGACCATAACCATCATGGAAGGCGTACACGCTGCCCTCGCTGAAGCTATCCAAAACCTTATCACCAGAGAAATTTGTGTGCAGTGCAACACTACCAGTTTCGGGTGTAGTGTCTTCCCAATAACGAATCGGGCTGAACCAGAGTGGAGTGCCGATTGGATGCTGTGTGACAGTGTTGGTCATTGTGTTCTCCCGGTGTTCATAATGTTATAAACGGATAAACACTATATGTCAACATCTATATTATATTAAAAAACCGGAAGTTGGGTAGCTTCACGTTTATCACTATAAAGTCTTTGCCACGACCAAGCAATTGCTTCAACTACATTACTATCAGTACGGAACTTATTATAAATGGAACGCAATTCACGGTTCGATACTGGTTCCGAAGAACGAGCAAGCGGTTGAACTGTTCCATCCTCCAAAAGCAAACCGACGATAAGCATTTTTATATTCCATCATAAAGTTTGGTGGAAGCGGACGGGATCGAACCGACGACCTCAACATTGCAAGTGTTGCGCTCTCCCAACTGAGCTACGCCCCCAAATAAACTGTACACATTACTTACAGCAATAAATCATCCACGTCAACCGTTGACATGAATTTTAATTCAGCTATTATATCCATACAAAACGGAGAACACTGTGGCTGATTCAACCAAACAACTATCCGGCATCATTTGGATATACGATGATGGAACCAATGAGTATGCACCCGTGAAACCTGTGCCTAAAACAGATTCGGTATTCTCGGTGCTAAAGGATACAATAAAATCTAACATTAGACTTCATAGAGCATTCTCGCCTATTCGAACGGGCGAATAGTATTATCTAAAAAAGAATCAAGGGTAGCTTTAGTAGAACTACAGTTCCAATTTTCACCACGGAGAGTAATAATTTCAACTCTATTCCCTTCGGTGGTGTATGCATCTCTAATAATTATATTATAATCTTCGTCGTGTTCTATATCATTTACACTGGTGACCACCATAACAAGTGGTGTCGCGCTCGCAGAACAAATATGAAGATAGCCTTCATCAGCACCGAAACTATTGGTTATAAGAGATGGTTGTATTAATAATGTAACAGATAATATAAATGAAGATAACATGATTTGCTCCTAATACTATTTAGGACTTCATGCTCTCCATTCGTAGGTGGAACCGGAAAGAGTTTTGAACTTCACATACTCGTCTGTTTCTTCTAGAATTTCTGTTACCAGACTTGTCTGCCACCAATCTTGTGCGGAGTATGAACGAGCCGATAGTGAACCGACTCTAATAGCACGACCGACAACAGGACGACCGGGTTCAATTTTCATTTTACCGTCTTCAACCCATACCTGATCTGAAGAAGCGCCAGAGTCACCAACGTGTGGACTGCCAACTTTCATTAAACTAGGCATTCTTAATCTCCCATCGGGGTTGGCTTGCCAGCTTTACCGCGTATCTTACCACCGTTCCTAATACCACAATGGTCACACTTAGAACCAGCAGATATTTTATCATGATCACAACACGAGCACCAATATTTCTGGCCTCTAGGTTCTCGTGATTTTTCTCTATTGGTTGGTTTGAACATCAATCGACTTTATCATAATCATCATAATCATCTTCGACACCATCATAGCGATGACGGTTATCATAATGACAAAATGAAATAGAGCCACCAAGAAAAGATATTCCAAAATCAACACCACGATGCATGGTTTTTCGACCAGTAATACGTAATGATGCACCGGTAGATAAATTCCAACTGAAGCTATCTACTTGAATTTCAATTGAAGAATTTTTTGTAACCTTCCAGTCTTTAACGAAAAGAATATTATTCTTCATTTCAACAAACGGATTGGATACAAATAACGAAAAGCTTAACATAATGTTTTCCTTGAAGGAATTGGCATGGGTGGAGGGATTCGAACCCCCGACACTCGGGTTTGGAGGCCGATGCTCTAGCCAGACTGAGCTACACCCATGCAGTGATTTACTTATACCTATCACTGATAGTCTTGTCAACCATCTTGATTTAATAGTGTGGATATTTTTTCGCGAACCGTGGCAGCATCAGCCTTGCCCTGAGATTCCTTCATTACCTGTCCAACAAACCAGTTAGCCAATTTGGGTTTTTGTTTGGCGGCATTCCACTGGTCAATGTTATTCTCGATAAGAGAAGCAATCATATCATCCATTTCATCACCACTTGATGCGGACATCTCTTCACGACATACCGTGGTGACTGATTCCCAAAATGCCATTTCGAATGATGGAGTAGGACTATGGAAATTCCCATCTTCTATTAATTGAATTTCTTCGGCTTGTATTAAAGCTGCCCAACGTTCATTAAAATTTTCAAGAAGATCAAACTCTATTTTACGATGAAGTGATCTATCAATGATACCTGCATCAATTCGTTCATACAACGTGACCAACGACTCCATGTGTAAGACACGAGAATAAGGTCTTTCTCTTTAAGAGCCACAGCAAGCGGTCCTAATGAGAAATTAACATATTCATCCGCCCATTGTGGAAGACACATGATAAAACTCAAATGATCCCATGCATCAAACCCATTAAAGTTTGATCCCATGCTGAACAAATTACTGAATTTATCTTGTGAAACGGGAAGACACATCTTGTCTGTAACGTATTCGTAAGGGTTTCGAACCCAGTAAAAATAATCTTTATCACTCATGATATATCCCACTTCCTAATAATTGTACCAGTATGGATAAACCGGGTCAACCCATTAAGAGGGGATTATCACATGAAGGTTCCCGCATAAACGCATAGGGGAATTGCGGATTTGCTTATTGATTATCGATAAAGATAGACTAAGTAAGTATGTATGGAAAACGGAGAAAAGAAAATGAGTTTCTTAAAACAGAATATCAACGGACTGATTATGGTTCTATTATACGGCTCAATGGTAGCTGGCACAGTGTTTGCAGTTGGTCAGGCTTTAATCGCCTGACCAACCGGCATTCCCTATTAAGCGGATTCTGAATTCATGAACCGGCGTGACGTTACAACCGGATAATCAAAAACCAACGTTTCCGCTTCCGAGATGAAGGCATTGCGACTTCCACTTGCATCAATGACCGTATTGTTCATCCATGATGTACAGAACACAGGGTTCTTGTAATACTTGGCAATCTTATAATCTGGCGAAAGATTGCAATCACGGATCATCATGATAGCGGAACACATCAAAACGGCTCGACCATCCGGCCATGCAACGACAATCGCTTCCCGGTATGGTCGTTCGGAAATAACCCGGACATCACATACCGCTTCGCCAGAATCACGGGCACGAGTAATCATATCCTTGACGATACCTTGGGCGGTAACCCAAAGACCATTAGGCACATCGATATAAGTTTCACAGGTTTGGTTCATAGCAATCTCCCTCGGATATACACTGTACATGATTTGTACACTATTGTCAAGCATTATTCCATGAATAGAAAATCTGTCCAGAATCATATACTTGTAACCATTTGTTATCTAGCATATTCTGTTTCTCGCTTTTCATACTATCAAACATATCACCCAACAATTCAGGCAACTTATGTTTCATGGCTTGGTATCTAGATTTAACATATTTTCCATAGATATAGACATAATTAGGCGCAGTAGTTCTTGTTTCTACAAACCCGGACTTTAAGTATATATTATTATTTCTATTTGTTCTAGATCGATTAGCAAATGATACTACACTAGTATAACCAGTTCTTTTTAATATTTTGGACAATCCACCAACCACTCTTATACTAGATGCTAATCTAATAAGTTCCATTCCTTGTTTATGTTTTGTAAACGATGCACACATAACCAACTCATCGTTATGAAATAACCCATAACATTCCGATGCGCCACGCTTCCCGTCGAAATGATAGGTATCAAAGAAGGTTGCAGCCATTGAGTTATCAATTCGCATAAAAGTTGTTTGTCTGGCACCTATAGTTTTTCTATCATTAACCAAACCAGTTATTAATTGAATCACCTTTGATGATTTATTATTAATTTCATGTTCATATATCTGTATAAGTTGAATACCAATGCTCTCGCAATATTCCGTTTTATCTAAATGTTGTGACTTAGGAGCGAATAAATGGGAATGCCAATAGGAACCATTTATTTCAATACCTATTTGTAACGCGGGAAGAAATATATCTATCTCTTTGTTATTAGGTAATTTATATGATTGAATAATTTCACCATCATACATTTCGGAAATCATGGTAGTTATTTTGTCTTCCAGAACAGATCGACCTGTTGTGTTTCGGTTTAGCATTTCTGGACTTATGTTGAATTCCTTCAGAACAGTATTGTATAAATTACTGGTATTAGCGAAACCCAAGTATGCACTAAGCTGTTCACCAGTAATACCTTCATCTATCAGTTGTCTAATCTCGTCCTCTTTATCATGCCATCCTAGATAGGTTCCGGGTTTTATATTACGTTTTTTGTAATCATCCGATTGTGAATAATATGGGACACTGTACCGGGACAACATGGTTTCTTGGCGTTTTGCTTTAACACCTTCATCGGAGGACGGATTCGGTATTCCGTAATTACCAATAGATGTTTGTATTTTTAATGCCTTTACCGCTTCTGACTGTGATGGATTATCCACACCATAGCTTTGTCTAACAGTTACCTTTATTTTATCTTTGATTTGTTCGGCCTGTGTATGAAAATCCACCCCGTAGACGTGTTGATAATGGGCTTTTATATGTTTCTTATACTCGTCCGTTTGAAACAAATGCACCCCACCGTTGTTGGCTTTATTCGTTTCCATGATTTTTTCCCTAACACCGGGAATATATATTGGATTATCAACCCCATATTTAGTTTTAAGGGCAAGACGAGCAGCTTCAGAAGCACTCTTCATAGAACATTCTTTACTACAATATGTTTGAAATAGATTGTTACCCGCTTCTGCTATAGGAACACAGTTGTCACAACCCGATAACTTGCAGGCGGGAATTTGTTTGATATCATTAAGTATAATATTGACACGTGTGCCTAATGTACATTCACTTACAAATGAAGTTGTCGAGTGTATTGTATTAACCAAATCTTCAAGATTATTGGTCTGTATATATGTATCATTCAGGCGTCGAGAAACGATACGACCATTGACCTTAAAGGTTTTTTCGATTTTTTCTTTAAGTTCGTTCATGACCCACCTTTGACATAAAAAAGAAAGGCAGTCAATGATCGGGTGCTAGATTTAATCTAGCACCCGATATGAGTACAGTTAAATAGTTGTACCCGGTTCATCAATACGAAGTTCAACATAAACGAATTCAGTTGCTGTTACCGGAATAATAGCGACCTCAACCCATAGTTCATTTCTTGCTCTTCTTTCTGCGGTATTTATCTCTTCATCACAGCGAACACCATAATCTTCTAAGGCATTTGCAGCAGAAAGACCCGCTAGGTAACGATTGGCCGTATTACGAACAGATGACCATGTACCGGACAGATTGGGTTGACCGAGATAAGGCATCAGTAGTTGACGGATTTCGTAACGGATTTTCGAAACAAGGCGAGAAACGTTAACACGATTGGTCAATTCAGAACCACCGTAAACTGTTTTGTTACCCATATTACGAAGACCAACACGATAGATATTCTTAACCATATTGACTTGGTTATTATATAGAATATCAGCATGACCATCAGTGATGTTCAATAATTTGTAAGCACCGGCATCAGTCAAGTATCCAACAGATGAAACCTTATTGATAACACCGTTTGAATAACCGATAGCCGCTTGCCATGGACCAGAATTATTATCTGTTCTAACAAGCATCGGAATGACATATGCAGAAGCAGGTGCAAGGATATCGACCCCATCGACATTTGACATCAAGGCATGTGGATAATACATCGAAGCGATTGCATTAGACGAGGAAGCAAAACCTTCTTCACCAGTTGCAGAAGCACCAACAGTATTTGATTTCCAATCTGCTACAGTAACTTCTTTGCCAGCAGCGACACCAGACGGGATCATATTGAATGGAACATCAGCAATAACATGAGCACGCTCATTGATCGCAGTTGAAACATTCACCATCTCGTCATATAGTTCAGGATATCCCGGTGCAGCCATAAGCTGATACAAGATAGCTTCTGATTTCAGTTCATCAACATTAGCTAATGCAGCCTGAAGCTTCGAAGAAACCATATAACGTTGAGCCTTACGCAAGAAGCGTGAACCTGCAATTGGTTTCCAGTGACCATCAGCCGAAACCCATGTATCTTTAACACCGGAAGCAATAGTTACCGGAAGATAGGTTGAGTCATAGACTTTGACCGTACACTTGGTGCTTACATCATCAAGGTTTAACCACAACGATCCATTAGCAACCAATGTTGGTGCTGTATAAGAACCCGACATATCAACCGAAGACGTGATGTCTTCCCATACAGCGCCAGAATAACGCTTGATTACTGGGAAATTATCAAGATTATCACCAGAAACATCAACCCAGAATGCACCAGTTGATGGAGTTGTCGGTGCAGAAGCACTAATAACCTTTTGAACTGCTGTTGGGGTTTCTGTTCCTACAGTAGTGATAGGAATCCACTCATCAGATACTTCTTTGTACAATCCGAAATCCGTGATGTCATCAGAGTACCAATAATCACCATCAGTCGCCGCAGTTGTTGGTGCAGCTGCTTGGATAACAGTTGTTAGTGCAACAAAGGCACTACCGTTACCAACCTTCAACGGATGATAACCATCATCAGTTAGAGAAGACAGGTCTTCCCAAATTGAAGTTGTGCTTTTATCGGTTGGTTCAATTGTTGAACGAGTAGGAATAACTTCAACCCATGTAGCATCGCTTGCACGATATTTCGAAAGCTTCAGGTTATAACCACCAGATGCAGCATTTGTTTTCCACCAGTAATCATTCGCACCAGCACCTAATGGAGCTGTTTCGGACAACCAAATATCAGCAGTCGTACCAGTACGAGAGTCGATTGCAGTTGAAGATAGATCAGTTGCACCGATATCAGCCCAAACTGTTGCAGTTGTTTTAACTTTGACGGTTCCGTTAGCAGTCGAATAATCGAGAGCAATATTACCTTCAACTCCGTCACCAGAACCCGGTGTGGTTGTGTATACTGCTGACGTAAGAGCTTCCCACGCAGAGTTAGCAGCATTTCGACGATAGAAACCACCGACTACTGCATCACTATCAATCCAATAAGTTCCATCCACGGGTGGATTTACTGGTTCCGTAGTTGATGGGAGCAGTTGATCTAGATCGATATCCGCACGAACATAATAAGCCAACGATGAGGTTGCCATCAAATTCCAGAGGGCAAAGACACCATACTCATTACATTCATGTCCATGAACGGGATTTCCACCCGATGTGACAAACGTGGGATTTCCAAGAAGCTGTAACACTTCTCTTTGCGATGTGACCGAACGGACCACATTACTTTCAGTCGTTCCAGCCGCAATACCTGTTCCAGAAGGGTTGGTTTTACCAGCCCGTGATGCTAAAACAATGAGCGGAACCGTAGTTGGATACGTTTCCGAATATTGCGATTGGTTATTGATGCTAACTTGAACGTTAGGCGAACTTAGTGTAGCCATTATATATTGCTCCTAAAACCTTCGATATATTTATGGCCATCCCTCGTTTCCGTGTGAATTACATAATGTATCTGTTATGCATGTATTTATTAAATATACTCAGGAACGGGTTACTTGGCCCGAACAGAAGGATTATCCGATGACTAATGTCATATTCTATTATGGTTCGAAGGGTCGTGAAGTTGATTTCAATAATCCCGATACTCTGAAATTTAATAATGGAAGTTTATTTTTCACATCATTGAAAGAAGCCGTTCAATCTTATGTTTGGCCAAGCGGATACATCTATCATTGTCAGATTGACATGATACCACGAGCACGAAGATTGAAAGAAGATGGTGAACCTAACGAAATGAAGATGCTCGAATTGATGAGAGCAAGTCCAAATTACCAACAGGTTTTGAAATCAGGTTTCAGTGGCAGCGAAAAGATTGCCGCAAAGATTATGTTATCAAAAAGTCGTACTGGTGCAATTGTCGATCTTATTCGAACCACCTTTTACGAATCACATAATATTGAGTTTTGTTCTGAGATGGTCAATATTGGATATGATGGCTATTACGGGAAATTTCATCCGCCTGCCAGTTTCCATACTGATAAAGAAAAGTTTTATTACGCTCGCCTCTTCGACTTTGACCGTATCAAGGTGACCAAAGTCGAAGAGATAAGCGTTGATATCACCGGACTTTGAGACTGACACCCGGTGATACGAACCATCGCTGCACGTCTTTATTATAAGAAATGATGCGATGTGGTTTACGAGTATCAGCCGAATACTTCTTCTGACACATTGTAAACGCGTTGATCATCGATTTACAACGCGAATTGGCTGTCGCTGTTGGTAGATTGAGACGTTGACCCAATTCAATCGACGACATACCCTTGGTTGAATTTCCTAATGTATTCAGAATATCAATCGTGTTTCGGGATTTAGTAAAGGTCCGAAAACGAGTGGCTTCCACTTGGGTGCACCATTCATAATCCATACCCAACCAGTGATGATCGCGAGGACCGGGTTTGGATTTGGATTTCTTGACCTTTACCGTTCGAAGCAATGCAGGTTCGAACGGTAATTCTGGCACAGGTGGTTTTGCCGCAACGGAAGTAGGTTTTGGTCGCGTCGTTTTAGAATCACCATTACTGGTAATCCGATTGATTGCGGTGATAACGTCATTCGTTCCACCATCGAGAATAATCGCTCGCATTATCTTCCCCTTAGAAAGTTTCGATGCCAAGTTCTGATAGCGCCGTCATGAATTCTGGATGCAACACAACATATGGAGCACCGTCATTCATGTTCTTGTAAAAAGCAATAGTAGACGGCTTCGTGCCTACAAGCTTTTGCCCACGACGACATTTCATATCACGCATCAACCGGCTGAATACTGCTTCAGCCTTATAGTCCACATGGGATGCGGAAATATCATCCATCGCAGCAATACATGAAAGTACGGGAAGACGACCCTTGTGTTGAATCAGCGAGCGAATAACACGCATGATGGCATCGTTACGAGTGATGTGGTTTTGTGGATGGGAACCCGTGATGAAATGTTTAATCTCATCAATTGTGGCTGGACGCTCATTAGTCAGGCGTGTCACCATTTTGAAACCATGACCAAGTTTGGTGTCTTTATAATCGGCAACGGTCAGGGGAACGGAATATGCTGGAAGGTTTTCGTTTCGAATAACCTTTTTCGGTTCAACTGCAACAGGTGCGACAGCAACTGGTTCAGCTTTCACCACTGGTAACGACACATTTGCGTGTGAGGCATTGATATATCCGAGGATTGCGCGAACGATATCATCGGATTGATCGCTTTCAAGAATGATCGCTTTCATATTATCAGTCATTGGTTTTTCCGTTAGTTGAAAAGGTTAGTGAGAGTCGAAAACCATCCGGTCTTCTTGATCTTGGTTGATTGCACGATTTCTTCTACCGGAAGTTCAACCACTGATTCGACCGGTGATTGAACGGGGTCAACAATCGGCTTAGCACGTTTTGTGCGTTTAGGTTTAATGGGTTGAGCTGAATCTGATAGAACTACGAAATCCGCATTACCTTCCTGTAGACCAGCGATGATATGATCAACCGCCGCCCGTTCAGAAGGTCCATCATACGTTAGTATGACTGAATGCATGGAAGTTACTCCCGTATCGGTTAATAGGGGTTAATGATTGTTATTAATCAAGCGATTTATCAAATACCCGAATCGCAAGCCGTGCAGTCTGAGCTACCCGATAACGAACACCAGTTCCGCCACCACGAACGTTTGATTCGTTAGCGGAAATGACTTCAACGGGAGCACCCTTTTCATTCACGAAGCCAAATTTACTGGCACGTCCGTTAAAAGTACGGATAACATTTTCGATATCGCGTGTAACGATTTCACGATCAAATTTATTAATTGATACCGGCTTCGGATAAGAAATAAGCGTTTTCAGAATATTTTTCATCGTGGGGGTTAGAGAATTCAACAAGGTGCGCGATTGTTCAAGTGTTGGCTCGTTGGCCAAAACGTTGGCTTCATAGGATTCCGCGAACAAAGAGATGTGCATTCGACTGCCACCTTTACCCGGCACTTGGTATCCAAGTGATACATCATCTTTAACAATGCGCCCGTCATATTCTTTGGCAAGGCGGTTAAGCAGGGCTTGATTATTGGTACGAATTACTACGGCTGACATGAGGTATCTCCGATAGATAGATAGATTGGTGTGACTTGATGAATATAAACACCTATAATATGTATGTCAATACCCTAAATACTATCAAGGAGGTTTCAATGAAACTAGAAATTAGACCCGGTGAAGGTGGCGAAGATGCCCGCCTATTCATGACAGACATGGCATCCGCATACGTTAAGCTTTTCAATCGGTTCGGTTGAAGTTTCGAGAAACATGTGTCTGATAATCAGATCAGTTTCGTACTACCCGACAAACACAAAAAATTAAATCAAGAATCAGGTGGCCATCGTATTCAACGTGTTCCTCCCACAGAGAAGCGTGGACGCGTTCATACGTCTACCGTGACCGTTGCCGTCATTGATAAGGCCGAAGCTGACCCACGGTACGCCTTACGCGATACAGAGCACTTCTATAAGGAATGGTTCAGCGGTACAGGGAATGGTGGACAGAATCGCAACAAGCATCAAAATTGCTTACGGCTTTATCATCTTCCAACCGGCATCGTTCAAACCATTCAAGGTAAGAGTCGAACATCCAACGAAACCACCGCCATGAAAGAATTGTGTGAAAAATTGGATCAGTTGTCTCATAGCGATTCAATGGACGGTACGAATCAGGATCGGCGCGAAAAGATTGGTTCTGGTATGAGAGCCGATAAGATTCGCACGTATCGTTTTCAAGACGATCAGGTTAACGATCATCAGTCTAACAAGTCCACCAGTTGTAAACGAATCATGCGTGGTATGTTTGATGAGCTTTGGAGATAAATAAAACGGTACAACAGGATATTATCATGAAACTCTTAGATTTGATCAAGGAAAGCACAGAGCGGCCTTTTGTTTTTATTGAAAACAACAAAGCAGTCCCGCTGAATATTGTACAAAAGATCAAAATGGAATTAGGGATAGTTATCCTTCATAAAGATAATAAAACGTTTGTAGCTAAGAAAGATGTCCGGTTCTATGATGCTGTGTCGGAACTGGAAGACAAAGATATTCCAATCGGTAATGTATACTTCGTCAACAAAAACAAAACCGGTATATATGTTAGAATGACTAGCATGGCACAAGAAGATGGAGAGTATATAGGCAGCTTTGTTTTTGTTATACCATTTGATAAAAGTCAATTCACTGTATGAAAATCCAGCAACTCTTCGAAAATAACAGACAACCATTGTTCCATGGTACTGATTTTTATTCTACCTGCAATATTATATTAACAAACACGATGAGCGAAGGGGAATATTTCGGCCTTCCGGGCGAGCCACACGGTATTAGGACAACCAGAGACTATAAGGTAGCAGAAAGGTTCACTCATAATCATGAAGAATACGGGTTGGGTGGTATCTTTGTATTTGACACCAATAAATTAAGAAATAGATATAAGATAATTCAATACAATGATAGAATTAACGGCCACGCGAGTTACGATGAAGCTGAAGAAGTTATCGCAACGGAAGTAATAGAAAATATAGACCAATACATAATAAGGATCGATTTGGAACGGAAACGGATTTCAGAAGGCATCATTGCATTAGAAGAAGATGAATCATTTGATATCATTGATCAGATGGATAAAATATTATCTTACTCTAAACTAAATATCAAAGATTAGAATTATGAAAATCCAACAACTCTTCGAATTATTTGAAAATGACGCATTCATGAAGAACCCTTCTTCAAGGCGGCTTCAATCATTTCTCAGTAAACGAGTTGAACACTTTGCCAGAGCCGTGGTTGATCAAGAAGGTAATTTCTACGTTTTCAATCCATACATCTATATTCACGATGAATTCAAACAAGAACAAGGCATCACATATTCTCGTAGCATACCATTATGTGGATATTCACTGTATGCATATACAGATTGCTTAGCCTGTAGACAACAGGATGTTGATGATGGTGAAGTTCACGAAACAATGACCGATCTTGCCCGACATACACCAACCATTGTTCGTGCTTATGGTCCGGGCGTCACCTGTATTGATATTCATGGTGATCCATGAAAATTAACCAACTATTAGAAGGCATCAGTTCTATATTGTTCCACCGAACCGATGTGTTCAGTATGCTATCGATCCTTGATGATAATCAATTCATTCTCACCAGTGATATGGGAACCAGTTCGGAAAATGATTTTTCTGGCGGTGAACCCTTTTATCTATCAACTACCAGAACCCTATCCGGCTTTTATGAGCGTGATATTCGCCATGCCAGTAGTGCTGGATATGTTGTGCTGGATGGACAAAAACTGATGGCAGACGGTTTTACCGGAAAGCCTATTGATTATTGGGGTCCATCATTTCGCACAACGCGGCCTGATAAGTTCGAATCAGAAGATCGTATCTTCTCAGACAAGCCTGCTATTCCTAACGCCGTAAAATATATAACCGAAATTCACCTGTACGCAAACTTGGACAAGATGGACAAGAATCAGGACACCGGTTCCGAAAAACAGAAATCCAAAATACGTAAGATCATCATCGCCGCGAAGAAGAATAATATACCCGTGTCGGTTTATGATAATGCTGATGCATATAATAGTCGCAATAAAGCTAAAGCGCTGACTGATCTATCACGGCTTAAGAGTGATTCATCGGTAGACACGAGTGATAGGTATCATGGCATCACTGTGAATTATCTGAAGCCATATGTGGAATTATTATCAGCGCCATTACATGTCACCCTATCGAAAGATGCGCGCCGAATTAAGAATAATATACTAGATCATCCGTGGCACGTTGGTGATCATGTTAGATCACTTGATTCCACCATTCATAATTCTCGCAAGAAGAACATGAAGTCCAACGAGTTCACGGTGTTGTGTAAGAAATTAGGGTTGCGAAAATCCGCTGACATAATTGAATACATCAGAAAGAAATATGATGAACCCAAACAGTGAAAGCCCCCGGCTATTAACCGAGGGCTTTCATTAGTTCGCCGTGAGACTAGCGGCAAAAATAGTGGCCTTCAAATCGTACCAAGCAGTTGCACCCGCTTGTTAATTTCACATCCACAGGAGCCGGTTAAGGTCTTCCTGTATCCACCAGTGCTGCCTTTTTTAAGATGTGGCGTTTCATCTATCACGCTGTACTACTCATTGGTTTCTGTCCCATCTGCCTTTTACAACAGTTAACCATCGCTAAATGGCTATGAAACTTTCTCCAACAAACACCTTCGGCTTGCGACCTCCGGCGCACCTTATTCCCCGAGGGGTAAGGCTTTAAGCACCTTTCATACAACGATGGATTAGACTTTGCTTTTTGTTACCTTGGAGTGGTTTCTTTGCAATTACTAAGACGTGCTAATCCAGTTGCTTCGACCCTTGTTAGAGTCAAAATACAACACGCCTCCTGTTTTTCGCCCGCTAAGACTACTAAACCATGTTTCAAGAACACGTATTTGATGACTATTACATCACCAACTCCATGCCTTTAACATTGCGACCCGCCCTGTCCCGCTAAGGTTCGGACTATAATATCTCCCGAAGAAGATACTAGATCACTATCCATTAGTCTTCACATTCAAACAGTTGCTGTGTTAATTACTCAAAGGAGCTACCCTTGAACGATTCTAACCAGTTGGCCTCGAATCTCATTAACCTGTTTTTACTGCTTCGTGCCTTTGTGAAGACACACCGTTACCGGCAGACTTGGACTTGTATAGATGAGCCATCCTTACGGTGGTGCAGAGATGTAACCCCTGCTTTGGGTCGATTACTCGACTTATTCTTAATGGACGCTATACCGCCCATTCATTATAACATATATCTAGAAGCATCGTGGCCTCTAGTAACAACGTGGCGGCTTGCGGCCCCGCGTCATGAAGATGTATATATAACAGGTTTTTTCGATCTGTAAACCCTGTCACTGCACTTTTTTTTATTTTTCTCAGCGGCGGTAAAACCGAGAGCACTCATTCGTTGAGAACATATTTAGCAGGCTTCGCGGATATGTAAACCCCCTAACTGCGTTTTTTAATATTTTTCATTTTCCACATATCGGTGATCTGATCGGGGTGCACTCGTTCCGTTATGAATTCATGCGTTCGGGTGATCCAAGCTGACCCTTTATCATATGGCGATGGTGATAGTGCCGGGACCACGCAATGGCTATTTTCTGTTAATGCGATCTGAAGAATACAGGTAGGCCAACCGGATGCAGCTTGTGTTTCAATTATATATTGAGGATTATCAGTCAACCACACAAAACGATCACGGCTTCTATAACACGTAAGACCACGGCGCAGACATTCATACTTAGGTACAATACCGCGCTTAAGAATGGAGTCCAAACTGTTTTGATGAGTGATGTGGTACAACAGCATCTGTACAATCCTTACATTCTCTCAAGACTGTTTGTGCGAAAACAGTCTTGAGAGGCTGTTATCTAGTTGCCAACCAGATTCTGAAAATCAAGTTCCGAGATACTGGCACCATTGACCGAAATCAGAGCTGGCCATTGAATAAACGGAACACCATATTTGGAAGTATTATATTTCAAGTTTTGAACAACACCAACCGTATCACCATTTGGCAGGTTGCCGCGAATGACGAAGCTGTATCCTTGAACCTTGGAAAGTTTCACATTCTTCAGATCAACCAGCTTCAGAGAAAGCTTGTGAACGAAACCGGCGACCTGATCATCGGCATACTGAATTGCGAGCTTGTTCAGACGATCTTCATCAATCTTCTTTGGTGCATAACGGTTCGTGTTGTCAACATCCTCATTGACCAGATGCTGGCGCAGGAAATCCCAGAGTTGATAATCATAGGTCGAGAAGCCGCGACGATTAGCAATGACCACCCAATCGTTTTCATATTTGCCCAAAAACAAAGCGAAACTAGCTTCAACCTGCTTCTTATAATCTTCGATGATACCGGGCTTCAGAAGATTGAATTCAGCGGCGATGTTTGGAATTTCGCTGCGAGCCAAAATAGCTTGTTCGCGTTGTGCCTTGGTTTCGACCTTGACAACCGGCATCGCCTTGATCTTATCACGAAGAGCAGAAAGGGCAAGAACCTGCGAACGTGGTTCAACATTACCCATGAAACAACCAGCATGTTTGGCATCACGGTACTGGTTCAGATTGAATGGCAGTTCGATCAACTTGCGAAGACCGGCAAAATAAAGTTCATCATCGCCAGCAGAAGCAGCACGAAGGCGGTCAGTTTGTTCATCACGTGCGGCGCGACGGACAATTTCATATGCGCGATTCAAATGATCAAGCGCATCCTTCTTGGCCACAGCCGTAGAAAATTGGTTATCAACAGACGCAGCAGCCGCTTTTTCGATACGTTGTTCAACAGTGATCATAATGTTCTCTCCCGCTTCTCTATTATTGAATATAGACGGAAGATATCATTATGTCAACTATCAATTTTATATTATCGAATAATAATCCAGTCACGAATAGCTGATGGATATTCGAATGGAACTGAATCTGTTACTTCATATTCGAAGTTGTTATGAATTTCCCATTCAGGATCATAATCAATTTCCCACCCGTGTGAAACTTTATGATATTCGAAAGTTTCAAAATTCTCGGTGGTCACCATGAAATACTTCCTATAACCACAAGTATCAGCATCATTGACGAATTCGGCAGAACGAAAATATTCCAGAACCAATTCGCCCGTGGTTTTTGACTTTTTGATAATATAATCTTTATAGTCATCACGACTCAATAGTTCTTCAATCGTGCACCACTTGTTACCGCGACAAGCATAAATTCGTGGATTGTAAAAATAAGTCACAATCTTAGCTCCCAGAAATTGACGTGTTAAGATTGGCACGGCCACCAGCATTATGACCGGCTACATAAGAGTTATTATTATTCCCAGTCAAGTTAACGGTCGTATGTTTAAGTCTTGAAGCCACCGCCGTTTTGGAAAATTCCGCATTAACGATCTGCTTTTTCAAAACAACCAGAGAAGTACCAGTTGTTTCTTGTGGTGCCACTGGTTTCATTTCTTCCAACCGTTCAATGATGCGATCAATAAAGCCGCGCTGAAAGCTGGTCGAAGCCCGACGACGCCCACCCTGAAATTGATCGGCCATATGGTATGCACGGGTGTTTTTGAAAATATTGGTTTCCGTTTCCATCGTATTATTGATCAGGTGATAAAAGTATTCAACGATTTCCAAATCGGACTTGTGACCATAAAAACAGTAAGTCAAAACCTTTTTACCGTTCGACCGGGCACGACCCTTCCAATACTTTGTATCAGTATAGAGAGAAAGAGCCGAAATAACCCACTGCATTGAGTCTGATGCGCCGCGACCAGTATGAATAACAAGAGTTTCACACACAGTTCCACGAAGCGAAACTTCGTCCATGGTCAGATTATATTTGGCAAGCAATTCGCCAATCTTGCGCATGGCAGCAAGGGCTTCAGCTTCGGTGGCACCACGACTTTCAGTCTTAGCCATCAAGCCACTAATTTGGGTGGCGATCTTGGCACGCTGTTTAATGTTGATCGTGTTGGTCATTGTGCTCTCCCGTTGTTGATACTTTGTATAAACGGGTGATCAATAGAAGTCAACTATTAAATGAGACTCATTGCATATAATGACAGTATCATAACCGTCATATCTATTATCATATACTTATTAATATGCGGAATAACACGCTTTGTATTGTCTACAAGAAGCGTGGATGGGAATGCTAGAAGCCCAATCAAAAACACTGTTACAAAAAATAATTCCATACCTTTTTACCTTACCTATATAGGTATTTAGGGATAATCGAAATTTATTTGATCGTCCGTATACGGAGTAAATTGGTTATTCGTAGTAGAAATTGAATAAACCATGGAGTTCCATTGGTATCATAGGAGTGCTTGCTGTAGCCACAATGGAATTCAATCTATCATATTCGGATTCGGTTAATACCGTGTTGATTTGGTGCAAGGTATGCAAGAAATTATAATCCGAATCATCAACGGTGATGGCTACTGCTGGATGTTCACCAAGGCTATCATCAATGGTTATAACTATATTTTTCATGATGTTTTCCTCAAATGAAAGAAGTGGCTTGGGTGGAGGGTCACGATCCCCCGACATCTTCGTTAACAGCGAAGCGCTCTACCAACTGAGCTACACCCAAACAATGATTGGCTCCCCGCGTAGGATTCGAACCTACAGCATTCAGGTTAACAGCCTGACTCCAGTGCCTTTCTGGACCGCGAGGAATAAATCAATGGTCCGTGGGTGTAGAATTGAACTACTCCCCCGAAGAGCGAGGTTTTACAGACCTCTTGCCAGAACCACCGGCTTTACCCACGGATAGGATTGATATATTAAAATGTTATGTGAGAAATTCTATATAAACCCTTACGGGTTATATCGCCCGGTGACATATGCTGCGGCTGATTTGATACCAGCCCATACGTTCTTGGCAGTACCGGTCACAACAGCGCGAGAAGTCGGATTCATACCGGCAGCGAAGGCTACAGCCATCATTGCTGCTTCATCGATAAAACCAAAAATGAACATCTCTACGTTCCTTATACAAGACCGCTAACCGGCTTTGTGACTGTACGAACATATTTACACGGGAAAATCACCCTTGTCAACCGTTAACTGATAAATAATTTCAACAACTGGAAACCATCACATGGATAAGACCAAGATCACCATTCAAACCATTCTAGAAGCACCAGTTGCTGGACACGAAAACATCGGCGATTTCGATAAGTCATCCAGTTTCAGAAAGCCCATAGATCGCAAACTTGTTTCTGATCCAGCGATGGTCAAACGAGTTGCTAATGCGTTCAAGGCTGTGAACCAAGACGTATATTTCTATTTTGTGAATTCACCCAAGGCTAATCAACATACAGAAGTGGGCGAAGTGTCGCTTGAATGGGTTCAGAAAAACCTAGACGAAGAACTGTATGATAAATTATCAGCAGACATGAATAAGGAATGGGCCGACTCAAACGGGTTATTCATTGTGTTCACTAATAACAAGGGTTCCGAATGGCGACCAATGACACCATGGATCATGGCACACCGAGTTGGACATGCTTTATCCAGATATCGAAATGGTGCTGGTTTACAATATCAATTTCTAGAATATACAGAATTGGTAGAAATGATAGGAAGAATGGCTGTTGACCTTCTTGATGCTGGTTACGATATTGATTTTGATCCATCATCAATAAAATCATTTGATAGATCAAAAAGACGACATCAACTTATATTCAAAGGATTCTGTCAGCAGCACATGACATTTAAGTCAGCACGTGACAGAAAGGTCAGAGATTATTTTGAAATATTCAATGAACTCATTGCCCAAAAGATGATTACTGATAGCACACCGATCAAAACGGTTCCAGAACCATTCAAAGTTGGTAACACTATATACAATCCGAAAATGAATATATCAGATAGCGACCTTGATGATTTCAGACAATTATCGGAAATGTATGCACGTGATATTAGTGATTACGCGATTGAGGGATTATTAAGTTCTGCAATTGGTAAAATTCTCGTGATGTAATTATTTCTTATCACGCTTGTCTTTCGGGTGTGGTTTACCTTCCAGCGTTTGGTGCAAATCATATATCGTGTGTTCCAACCAGTCTTTGCCCATCTTTGATAAATCAAATTCACCAGAGAATATGTATTTGGTATATGCCGTAAGATAATGAGTATCAGCTTCGGGCCAATCTTCGACACCAAAGTGATTTGGAGCTTCACCAGAGTGTTCTAAGGAAGAATCAAGCGCATGACGTAACCAATCATCTTCACTCCACTCTTCGGGCAATTCACTATCACCGGAATTTTCCCCCAGAACGAGTTCATCACCAATAGGCAAGGTGCGGCGTGTTAAGGTAACAAAGGGCATAGAATCACCGTAATAATAGTTGTATAAAATACTATTAATGACTTCTTCCAACATGTTAACAGTAAATTTATCGAATGAATCTTTTGATAGATCAAATCCCTCTACAACAAGTATATCAGCAATGGTTGCAATATTATTTAAGAATGTCTTTGATTTATTAATGAAATCGAATTCCATTTGATCTGGATTTATATCACTAGTTCTAATCTTATCAAAAATTGCTTTTTTAATTCTTACATCATTACTCTTAAAAATTTCACTAAGAACAGTGGTCAAGTATTCTTTCTTGGAAAAAAGCTGGATTTCTTCTAGTTCTTCAATAACTTCATCTATATCATAGTTCTCATTGAAGATACGTTTGATAAATTCGTATAACCATTCAAGATGAGGTTTTTTAAAACCTTTGTTAATACCATTTTTTACAAAGTTGTCCATATCAGTCATCAAATATTGTATATCACGTACTGTGTTACCAGTATCAATAAGCATGAAGTGTTCATTGATTTCATGGACATTATAGATACCCATACTATGGATGTGATTTAATAGAGCTTGAGGACTACCCGGAACATTCTCCATCCACGCTTCAAGTGGACTCATTAAGGTGGGTTTAGCATCAAGTAATTTTTTCTTATCATTATAATCAAGATCATTTAGACTGAAATTATTTTCGGGCATATATCCACCACCCTGAATACCGTGGATTATATCTTTCTTTAATAAATCAATAATGTATGGATGATATCGTTCAGCTGGTTTTTCATTACCACGACCCTTCATCTCCGTAATGTAGCCGTCACTTTTTAAAATAAAGGTCAAATGTGGTTCCCAATATTTTTGACCACCAGCAACATGAAGCGTTCTAAAGCTTAGAATATTATCATCGGTGTGTGATCTAGGGGAATTACCACAATGGCCCATGGCATCAGCCTCATCACTACACGATGCTCTATCTAGGCGAACCCACGCTTTGGTTTTCTTATCATACCACGCAATGACTTCCGTATCATCTTCATCGTGTTCAATATATCTACTGAATCTATCCCGATATTCTTTCTCTAATGTATCAAGCTCTTGTATTATCGTATACAACGATTGATTATGAAACACCATACGGTCAATAGAGTGAATACCTTGACTGAAATAGTGTTCAAATTCAGTCACTAACCTTTTAGTACGTGACCAACCTGCAACCCATAATTCACCAAGAGTATCTACCAAATCGACACGGCTTCGACCATTCAGCTTGCTTACGAATTTGTATTCTTTGATAATAAGCGAATACCAATCAATTGTTTCATCAACACCAGACGGAAGCTGTGCACCATCGGGTACGGAATGAGATATACTACCGTGAATGACTTTAAGTGGCATTATAACATTTGTAAGTTTACAAATTCGAACAGCCCACGTAACTCTGTCTTCTTTATCATTTAAAACTTTTCTAAATAACGGCACAGTAGCGGCATACTCCGTACAGGATTTCTGAATAACAGTGTCAACTTCAGCTAGAAGCCGTTGAACATCTTGTTCCGGTACTCTTTTCATAGCACCAGATGCTTCAATTATTCTCTGAGTAGATGCACGAATGGATTGAACATCCATCCCCTGTGACATCTGCTTCACATCTGCTTTTTCAAAGAGTTGATTTAAAAATGACATTAATCAGCAGTCCTAATAATAAAACCATCAATCAAATCTTGTGAAGACCAATCTGATGTTTCTAAAGCTTTGTCTTGTTCACGAATATTGAAATGGATTTCCTCAATTATTTGAGCATTGTAAACTTTGGCTGGTGGACTGATGTTCACCACTGTAGAGAATTCCATATTAACAATATGATAGTCATCATTGCCACCACCACCACCAATGTCTTTGACACTCTTGGTGAAATCAAACGAACCAGCGAATTTCAGGGTGGTCAAATAGGTCCAATCAAGGGGCGAATTGGATAATTGAATATCCAACTCATCATTGAACTGTTGTCCTAACTGTTCGGTGACTTGAAACACTTCATCCATATTAGATGCCCATAATGATAATCTAATGTTAAGATCGTATGGTACAGGCATGTAGCGTTCCACCTGCTTGATATCATGAGTTCCACCGGCCCCTGATGTATTTGTACTCATATCGCCCTCAGAGACGCCCTGTGGTAATCTTTCTCTATATGTAACAACTTCACTATGGCTTGGTGCTCGTCTGGATTCAGGCTTTTGTTTCAAACCTGTTACTTCCAATGAGAAAACCGGCACGGATAAAACTGTATTCATCTGACCACCGGATAGATAATGGCTGACAACTCGATCCTGTGAAGCCATCACCAACGGGATATCTCTAAATCTAGGCAAACCATCTTTCTGTTTACCGGACATAACTTGGTAACCGGCAAAGCAAGCACCGATTTGCACAAGGTATCGTTTTAGTTGAGCATCGTAAAAGAATGGTTTTCTCTTGATGATGAATTCTTTCATGATCTATCCTATGAAATTCTGTGATCGATATTGAATTTGAAAAGTATATTCTCAACACCAGCAGTCGTTTTATATCTGAATACGCGCTTACCGTTGAAGTGTGAAATATCGAAAGACACATTCAAAGAGCTACCGCTTGGAACAATGGTCCACTCATGATCGTTCTGAACAGCAACGCCATTATCATTGATGTCTATTTCACCAATCTGCTGAACGGTTCCGCGAGTAGCAGTATAATAGAACATAAATTTCTTATACCCACCAAGATCACTATCGAGAAGAGGATGAACTGTTGCCCATTCAGTTGAGGGTGTAAGTGTCACGGATGTTGTCATATTATAAATACCTGAACTGGATTAATAGTATTTATGAGCTTTAGTTATCTTTATGCAATTGGACCGAATGACAATGGTCCTATAAAAATAGGGTTTTCAAAAAATCCTATCCAACGAATCAAAACACTACAGACGGCTCACCCATCCCCGCTTGTTATTCATAAGATGGTGGCGTTCGAGACAGACAAAATAAGACTGGTTGAAAAATCAATCCATCAATCCCTGTCATACAAAAAGAAAAAAGGGGAATGGTTCAATATAACACCAGAGGAAGCCATAGACTTCATCGAACATACTAGAATCACACACGAAAATGTATCAACCGGTGTATTAAAGATATTGACCAGTTAGAATAATATTGATACGATGCAATATGAAAACTTTTTATCGTATTCGCCCCGGCAATATCATATATTCAATGATAGTTACATCGGTGGTGTGGCTTTTTATCGGTATCATGGCAACGCTATGGTTTCCAATGGCGACCATAAATGCACATGAAGAATATATGGAACAACCAGTTGTAATGGTTACGTTCAATTATTTCGAAACCAATCGTAATGGGATGTACACAATTTCAAGCGAGAATATGAGTTTGAGAGAATGTATTGAACGTTCGAACCTTCAATCGGTAACCGATGTTACAGAAGGTGGATCAATACACGTGAGAGCTAGAACATGTCGAATGAACCCCTCGTTATAAACGCCATTGAGTTACTTACCGCTTATAAAAAAAGTGACCGGCGAGTTGAATTTTATTCTTATACTCCATCTGGTATTAGAAAGCCTGAACTATTCTTCATCACTAAGATATTGGAAAACGGTTCAGTTACTATAGCAAACGACAGTCAATCGAATATTGTTAATTTCAACAATCTGATTCCCATGTTTGGTGTTGGCATCTCGCATACACATAACCCACTGGGTGAAAATTCAAACGTGTCCTTCGTTAAGAACCCACCCGTTGAAAGGATGTTGGAGTTAACGATACCGTCGCTTTTCTCTCAAGGAAGCAAACAGGTACACGATACATTGTTTCAATTGAGGAAACTGTTTGGTAAAAACACGTTCATGATTTTACACGCACCATTGATAACCGGTATCAAAGATTCGAAAACATGGACTTATATGTTTGAAACATCGGCTCATTGCTTGAATGCTAGAATGTTTTTACAGCACAATATGAACAAAGGCGATATTGATATCAAAATATTGAATTAACCAATTACAATATCTTCAATATCACTCTTTTTGATGTGAACCAACTTCAATACGCCCTTGGCTTTTCCACGCCAGTAGCCTTGTGCGTGTAGGTTCATCAACGCATAATACAAATAGTCACCAACGATGATATCAGGACGATTGATACCTATTCCGAATGATTCTGGATTATATTCTTTCGAGACGGAACCAACAGATTGTTCTGATCCACGGCGAGTGATCCAGAAATTCGCTTCAGGAAATTCTGTGGCTACCTGACACAAATCCTTAAGGCGATATTGTTCGCCTTCGTATAGATCATTGACTTTCATCGTCTAACCCTTGTTCTAATTCAGGGTTCATATAAATGATTTCGATATCTGATAGATCATCATCAATACCTTCGTTCAGTTTATGAAGGTCATTCAAATCATATGATATAGGATCAGTGATGACCAGTGTGTTGCCACGCTTCATTATATTATCTCCATGGGCATCAAAACCCACTCTTACTCCACCGGCCTTCACACCGAACACATTAACGTGTCTGCCTAGTCTAACACTCTTTGACCATTCTTCAACCATTTCATAAACAGCCATGAATGAAGCATTGCTTTGAATGAACTTATTAACAGCGGGAGTAAAGTTTTGTTCCCATAAGTTCTCAACGGTTTTATATGTTTTCTTGTCCAGTGGAGTTAGTTCTTCCATGATGGTCACAGTGTTCTTGGTCTTAGCATATCGAAATGACAAATAATATTCTGGGACATGTGGGGATTTAATGGTGTTCGAATATTTCACCCATTGTTCATAACCCGGATCAATTCGATGTGTAACACGGATGATATAACCGTTTGACCGGTACACCATCGCAAACTTGCTTTCATCTGAAATCAAAACGGCATCTGATAATGCTGATTGAATCCATTCATCCAGTTTCGACATCCTGCGATAATCAGAAAGCCCGGAATAATCAGGCAGCTTCTTCAACCGCTTTGCGATGTTTTTTGGTTCTTTACCAATCCGTTCGAATAGATGTTGAATTTTCATATAGATATTTATCAATAATGTGGAATGATCACGCCAACTTCACCGTGACCGTTACCTTGGCATCCAGTTTTTGCCACTGGCCACCATAACCACTACCGCTTTCACCAAGAGTGCCATCGGAGTTGATCTTGTTCCAATACCACCAATTTGAAATACCATGATCACCAAAGAATGATCCGCCATTAATATAAACTGGGCCATCGGTTGGATGATTATAAACATTGCCAATTGATAAACGCATAGTATTCTCTCCCATTGTTGATATTTATCATATACGGATGTTATGATTTGTCAATAGATAAACGCATAGTATTCTCTCCCATTGTTGATATTTATCATATACGGATGTTATGATTTGTCAATAGATGTCATATTATTAATACATGGCACATAAGTTACACGATAATGGAATCATTGAGGTTGATATAACGCCCGAAATGATTACCCAAGCTAATGTACATTCAGAAGAAGTGGCCAGCATCAAGAGCAATGACAGGCATTCTTTAAGAAAAGGCGAGGGAACACTGATAGGTTCAATAGGCGAACTTGCAATAAAACAAGTGTATCCATACTGGAACCATAGTAATACGTTTGATTATGATTTTGAATATGATGGCATCAAAATTGATATCAAAACGAAAGATAGAACTGTTCCACCGCGTTTGAATTATGAAGCTTCCATATCAAACTACAACATTACACAAAAATGTGATGTTTATATGTTTGTATCAGTATTGCGTAATAAATCAAAAAACAATTTATTTGAGAAAGCATATATAATGGGTTTGTATATGAAGGAAGATTATATGAGGGATGCCACCTTTTTAAAAAAGGGTAGCATTGATCCTTCAAATAATTGGAAAGTCGGGTGCGACTGTTATAATCTTGAATATTCTAGATTAGAAACAATCGCGCCGTAATGGTGTCCTCGGAGAGACTCGAACTCCCACCTGATTGATTCGAATTCAACCGCTCTATCCATTAAGCTACGAAGACTTTATTTGGTCCTAACGCCGGGACTCGAACCCGATCTTCTTGATCCACAATCAAGCGTGCAGCCACAACACTTCGCTAGAATGGTACTCCGTTTTGGCTGAGACGGTGGGATTTTCACCCGACTTCGTTACGGTCAATCATACCAACAACATGATCATGTCTTGGGAACCGGACCTCGTGTGCTTTGTACAATCGACACGATTAAGATTCTTTTACACTTCCGCCTCAAACTTGGTACTCCGTGAGAGAATCGAACTCCCGACAACCCGGTTTCGTAAACCGGTGCTCTTCCGCTGAGCTAACGGAGCAAACCGTTTAGATATCAGACCCGGCGCGATGTGCACCACTTCTAATACGATGTTCTTGTTCCTTTAGACGTTGTTCAGTCATAGCACCACCAACAGATAGAACTTTCCATCCTTCATTCCATGTATCACCTTCTTTCAGTCCAACGATCTTACCGACCTTGGCGAACGTCGAAGGAATCCACGAAACTACAATACTATTTTCTTTTCTTAGTCTACATTGATTAAAAGTTTTCATTTTCTTATCTCTTCTTTTTATTTTTGGCAATCCAGACCAGAATCGAACTGGCATTTTCACCGTGAAAAGGTAACGTCCTAAGCCATTAGACGACTGGATCATGCTATGTAAATCTCGTTAGAGATTATTTTGGTAGTAGCAGTTGGATTCGAACCAACGACCGCTGACTTATCAGGTCAGAACTCTTCCACTGAGTTATGCTACTATTATTGGCGATTCCGAAGGGACTCGAACCCTCAACCTTCGCGCAGACAACGCATTGCTCTAGCCAATTGAGCTACGGAACCAATAATGTTTTAGACGGCCACGACACCTTTGATGTTCAGACCATTATTTCGGACTTAATCGGACAATCCGAACCTGATGTACACCCAGAACTTCCGATAGCATGGTTTGTCGCTACCTCTTGGGCCGTCTAAATTTGGTGGACGCAGAGAGAATCGAACTCCCGACCTGCTGTGCTTCAAACAACCACTCTACCACTGAGTTACACGTCCAAATTCTGTTTTATTTCCTTCTTCCAAATACAAAAAACCCTCCACGATTTTCACCGGGAGGGTTTGTTTGACATATGACACATACGTATCTAGTCGCGCAAGCCTCCGGGCTTTTCGATAATATCAAATTCGCGATGTTCAAAACGCATAGTCATAATTCTAATTCCTTTGAGGGCGAATCATTCACCCAACATTATTACTTATAGGATAAAACCAACTTGTTGTCAACCGGCTTCTGAAATTTTTGCAGTAATCATTTCATTCGCGGTTTTCGGGTTGGCTTTTCCCTGACAGGCTCTCATAACTTGGCCAACAAGGAAACCGATATTTTCTTTTTTAATCTTGTCAGAATGTTCTGTCAAGACCTTAACGATAGCATCATCAAGACTTAGTGCCGACGCCACCTTTGGCATGAATTCCTGAACAACACTGATTTCTTCAAGAAGTTCTGGTGACGAACGTAGCGCCTTGGTCTTCTCAAGGTTCTTCATGAAGCGTTTAGCAATAATAGCTACATCGGCATCAGTTGCTTCACGTTGCTCATTCTTGCCAGCCATATTGACATCAGACAACATGGTTACCAGCACATCAGCACGGGCTTTGTTCTTTTCTTTACGAGCCTTTAGAGCTTCGTCTTTAAGATGTTGCAATGACATTATATGATCTTCCTGAAAACTAATTCAACAAGATCATAAATCAATTATATGAAGCGGTCAACTGGTTTTATTCTAGATTTTTCTATTAATAGGGGTTTTACGAGCCGCAGCAGATTCATCAACTTTAGCACCAGCGCTAGTAACTTCAATATCATTCGGGTTTTCACGCCCCGCGTTTAACCATTGGCGAAGTTTTCTAACCGGACCAGCTGTATCTAGTTTACCACCAAGAATAGCTTGGCACGCACCAAGCAACATAAGTACTCCTAATGTTTTTGCAAACACGGTCAAGGTGGCGGTGCCCAACCCTTGCGTAAGGGTGCCACGCGCGCCGCCAAGGCCGGTGAAGAATGTGAGAACAGTTTTAAGCTCTTGCGCCTTCTTACCTTCTTTATAACCAGCCATGTGACGGAATAAGAAGGTAGCAAGGTTAAAAGCAATATCAAACAGTTTTAATACCATCTCTGGGAACTTTAATACACCAACCAAGAATGATCTTGCTTTATCCATGAAGGATTCTTCAGTTAACAATCCTTCATTTAAGAGGCCCAAATGTTTTTTGCACCAATCCATAGCTCTACGAACTATACCTTTATTTCTTGGCGCTGCACGAACAACATCGGGAACAGCGCTCTCAAAATCTCTGCACCAATTTTCAGCCCATTTGGCGATGTCAACTTCCGGCTCATCAGCACCTTCACGAAGGATTGAGTTTAATATCTGAGGGGTAATATAAGATGACATGGTTCGCTCCGAATTTATATTCGTTCTTATTTATACAAAACGAACCAAACCGAAGCGAAATATCATTTTTCGAGGATGCGCATCATCTCTGCATCCATCTCTTTTGCTATTTCTGTTGCTAATACTTCTAAAATCTGTGTTTCAAATCTTGTTGCAGATCGTCTTTCAGCAAATTTGAGAATAGGCGAAAGAATTAATTTATTAAGAGTCTTATGAAACCATGACTTATATTCGGGATAACTGACACATCCCTCATCAACCATATGTGATGTATTGTCAGACCATTTACCAAAACGATCACGTAGACGATACCAAAACGATTTGGGTTCTAAATCAATAATGTAATCAGCCGCCATGGCTCGTGTAACTGGTCTTGTCGGAGTTTTATGAACATAGGGTGGTTTTGTCATACAATGAATCCTTTTAATACACAATATGACAAAGCCATACGATTAATTATTCAAAACCGAAATTCTTACTTCTGTTTGCATTGAGTTTGGCGACGATTTCAGCATCTCGATCCATTTTCTCCTGAAGATACGGTGGGAGTTTTGCCACCCGAGGAAGCGACCGAAGCCAATCCTCTGGTGTTTCATGACCACCAAGTGCTTGAGAAACAGATACTACGGTTTTAGGAGAAGCATCTTCATCTTCTTCATCTTCTTCATCATCACCAACGGTATCTTCATTCCAATAGAACAGAAAAAGACCATCGACTTGCGCCGGAAATTTAAATTCTGGATGATTAGACAGACTATTGATAAAGCGATATTCATCAGCAGTCACTTCATGATCATCTGACCAGTGTTTACCTTGATAAGCTTGTTCAATCGCAACAAGCTTATCGAACTCGTCATCCGAAATAACTCGGCAATATGCATCGTGCATACCACCATCATCCTGCCAATTACATTCTTGTTCCTGTATAATCACATTTTTCATAACACAATCTCCGTGTTGAATACATATATTGCCCGAACCATTTTATCCTGACGCTTACCCTCTCGGGCAACACTTTCAAGTTCATATATGGCGTCTTTGGTACGAATGAATTGCCGCCATTGAGGAATGTGCCGTATATCGCCCCGAAATACTATCGAAATATTTGGTCTGATCGGTTCCGCCATTCTTATAATTCAGTATCGACGCCAAACAGTCAAATGGAACACCGCCGCGATAGCAGTTATAACACCCATAAAGAGTGCAACCCAAAGCGCTATGGTCGTCTTGTCTGCGATAGATGAAATCCATTCACCCATAGCTAACGAAAGCCATGTGCCTACAAAAGCAGCCAAGGCCACGATCAGAACAGCCGCGACGGCTCCGATGATCATTGTAATTCGACTCATATTAAACCTCATTGAGAATGCGGGGTTCCGCCATATGCCAACCGGTTATAGATGTTTTCCAGATCGCAACGATTTTGGTCTTTTGTTTCGATGCATGGAAATGATTTCATAGAAAATCCACGCTTCTCAACAACACTGAGTTCAGAATACCGATAACCAAACACCGGAAACGCATCAGCGACATAAGCAAGAAGTGCTGTGATTCGTTGCTGGCCATCGATAAGCCACTGATCACATTCGTCATCCATATCGTTGCTTGCGTTATAAACAAACGAACCAATAGGCAACTCCAACCAAATACTTTCAAGCAACGCGATTTGTTGTGCCTGTGTCCATACTGGTGGCCGTTGAAACGGTGGCAAGATGAACCGACCCAAGCGACGACAACCATCACGCAAAATTGGTGCGAATTCACCTTCTGTCGAAAGAACGAACATCACCATCGTGCTATGAGGCGAACCAACATAAAACGGTTCCGGCATTACCCGTACTTGATCTTCTGCCGAAAGTTGTGGAACAGGTTTCATTGTGCCAACGGTGTGGTTGGAATTTGATCAATGGTGCCGTTCTTCTTGGCGGTCAGGACACGCGTAAGAAGGGCATCACCAATATTCTCAAGAGATTGTTCGCGGCGGCTGGTGTCATATTCCACAGAAACAACCTTGCCCAAACGGGTCATCGCGCGATAGTTGGGAAGATCACCATCATTATAGAAACGGTAATACGCATTTTGGAAAGTCCGAAACTCTTCAACCACGGTAACAGGGGTCGCACCAGTAATCGGAACGAAGCTATTAGCAACAGCAACGTCTTCTGCACGACGACCAGTCCAAAACGTATCAGTCATAACATCACCCTTTTCAATTCTTGTACAGACTATCAGGTTACAAAGTACTTGTCAACTTTTATTGATTATAGGAACCGCATTATCAAAAATCACTTCAACCGGATTGACCAGTTGTATAAACATATCAGTCGAGTATACCTTAAGCACGCTACGCAAAAACGGACCAGTTGGGCGCTTGTGTTCTGGAATATGGGCCAACTCAGCTGGCGTTAATGATTTATATTCTTTTTCACTACGCACGAACGATCCATACATGCTGCGACTTGGGAATGAATATGGATCAACACCCGCCATTCGGATTTTCTCAATAAGATCAACCGTTTGTATGCCCTGTAGTTCACCATGATCGAACATAGACTGGGCGATTGATTGAATAGCATTACGAGTGCAATCCATATAACGCCAACGAAGCATGTTCACCGCTTCCATACGGTCAGGCAGGTTCATCACACGGGCGTCAAAGCAGGGCAGGCGATCTTCATACCCATCCCACCCACGAATACACGCGTTGAGTTTCGCCGTGGCCATGGATGCAAAAACGCTAACCATTTTATGAACTTTGCCACCAAACATCAATTGAGATGTATCGGTTGTCGGTGTGATCATCAAACTGATTTCATCTGATTGAACATAACCGATAACGGAATTGGTTTTTTGCACCATGTACTTGGTGGTTTCATTCATGGCTTCGGTCATCCGTTGATCGAACGGCTTCGTCATGCCACTGGTGAAGGTGGAGAAGGAGCGACCATCAAGCCGAACATACACCGGACGAGAACCATCAACTCTACGACACGTTTCAAACGCTTCGTAATTCTTCATACGATTGCCAAGGTCCGGTGACATATCATTCCCTCATTCAAAACCAAACCAATGTATACTGTATTCGAAAACAGTTGTCAATACAGCATAAATGGAGAAAGCCCCCGGCTATTAACCGAGGGCTTTCATTGGTGCCCCGATAATCCTATTAAGATCACCGGAGCATTGGTGCGGGAACTATCCTATTCGGACAACTCCCGCATGAGGCAGAACAGCTTGGCAGCTCCCATACACAGATACTTAGGGGTTCCAGATAATGTTTGCAACCCCTATTATGAAATTAATTCAGCTTGAGTGATAATTTCTTCGGTCGTTGGTAGCAAAGTCTTTGGAAACGTTAGGTTTCCCATGCGAATATTTTTAATCATATTCGCTGCAACGAACTGATTTTCACCGTTTTCGTGCTTCGCACAGAAGCCAACCATAGCGATACTACCGAGTGCATCGCGTGCCATGCCGTCTTCATCAAACGAAAACGTAATTTCTTTACCCGAAATTAAACAAATTGTTAGTTCAACCATTTCTGTTTCCCTATTGATTAGTAATCCCTGATTTCTTCTTTAGCCTTCAGGCCATTCTCACGTTCACGCATTACGCCCTTTGGTACGAACGAAAACGTCATTGTAATGATTGAGCTTCCTATATGATTGGTATGATTCCTATCCAGTTTTTGTGGAATGTCTGAATCTGAATAATTAATTATCATATCAGTGGCGGCATCCAGCTCAATAACGGCATGAGAATAATCAACCTTAGTGCTATTTGGTAAATTAGCAATAATTATTTGTTCAAATTTCTTCAAAAAATCCTTAGTTGCATCTCTGATATGATCCGCTTGAACACGATTCTTACGTTTCATGAAATATTTTTTGAAATCGACCTTAAGAATAAGGCTAGCTTCTTCCCACTGGACTCTGTGTCTTTCACCATCATCATCACCAACCATATCACCATCGATTGTATATTGTAATGGAACGGCGGTAATAAATTTTGTTTTATGACCATTCATCTTGCTTTTTTCATTTATGCTATCAGCTAATGATGAAATGATTTTGGTAATTCTCCGCACCAATGTCTCATTCATTTCAGGAAGCATAACATCGTTGACTTCCATGATGGTCTTTAATTTGTCTTTTAATGTATGGGTCATGTTGTTATCCTAATTTAATTTTTGCACTGACCATATCATTACGACCTTCGTCTTTAAAGTATTCAGCACCAAGTTTATTCCAAAACGGTCTAGCCGATTTCTTGATATCGTTTATTATTAATTCACCATCACTTGTACAGTTGGTTAATAATGTTACGACCTTCGTACCAATTCCATTTTTCTTCTTACCGCGAAGTAATTCAATATTTATCAAACGGGTTACAGTCAGTTGATCTTCACCAACGCCTATAGTGACGGTCCCGTAATGCTCTTCGCCGACTACAATATTACCTTCCATTCTATATTCTGTGTTTTTCACGGAAGTTATTTTTCCATCACCACGGTTGATCGCAACAAGGATTTGATCTTCATCAAAATCGGCCCAATAGATAGGAGCACCCAAAAACTCATGGATTTGTTTGCCAACCTGCATACGAGCAACAGATTCATATATCAGTTGTGCCAGTTTCATTTTTCTTCCATCTTTTGTCACGGGTCATCCAGAAATATGTTCCACCAGTAGCAACACCGACAAACATTGCAGCAGCCACCACCACCATGAACCAATCACCCGTTGCCGCTACACATGCAAATAATTCAGCATCGGCACTGAACTTCTCTGCGGCTGTTTGTGCATACCAATATGCAACGTCATGAGCGTCACAACATTGAACAATCACATTATCTGCAACCGTATCAGGAAACAGGGTGCAGCCATCGAGATATTCAGTTGGTGGCGGTGCTTCGGTCATTATAGAGAATGAATATTCCAGACACGAATAACGAAGTCTGGACCACCAACCGGCGCAATATCAACATTGAATCCTAGTGATCCAGATGAACACTCAACTATATAATGGGATTTACCATAAACACTGCGACGATATTTTTGCGGAGCTGGTTTACCGGATAATTGATTTAACAGATGATCAGTGATAGTGGCAATTATCTTGCCAATTGATTGGCGGGTATCATCGAGTTCGCAATGAATGTGGACGCTCGCAATACCGGAATCCTTATTGACGCTTGTTTCATCAGCACGAGGCGAATATTTTCCAAGAAGTTTGATGAAACCCTGAATCAAGGCGTTAGCAGCTGCCGTATCTAATTGTTTCACATCGGCACTAGCAGCACCAACTGCATCGAATTCGCTATCATCTTTGAATTCGAAAATACGATTTAGATTTTCTTTAAGTATATCGGGCATTTATCTTGGACCTTTATTTGGAGTTGGTTCATTTTTCGCTAAAATATATTTATAAGTGTGTACAACACTTTTATAACCATCGGTGTCTTGATAAACGGCATCAACCCAATTCAACAGATTGATAAATTCCACATCAAAAGCACCATCACGTTCTGGGTCATCAACAAAGCTGGCAAGAGTTGCCAATTTACCTTTGATCCATCTACGGGCTGAAGCACGGGTTCGGCTTCCTGATCCACCAGCTGTAGTAATCTCTTCTTCTTCACGATTTTGCATATTCGTGGCGTGATCACCGGCACCAAAATCATCTGGTGTGACTTCACTGAGAATCGTTTCTAGTTTTTTTCGGAACGGACTAGTCATATTATATTTCCCATGGTATACTTTATTTATAAGAAACTATTAGTTTGTCTGTTAGATTAAATAGAATAACAGGAACACAATATGACAAACCGTGATATCACTTCGCTACGAGAAACACTGAACCTAGTGGTAATTGGAAAGAATATTCTTTTGCAAAACAATATAATCGAACCGGATTTCTCTGGTTGCAACAGGGTGAAGCGAAAAGCGTTAAAGCTGCTGCTACCGAAATGGGACACGAATTGAGTTTTTCAGATACTTGGATCGTATTGAAGAAATAATTGGTGGATCAGACCCCGCTTGCAGGGGCACCTACGGATATACCGTGCTCTGCGTTGATGTTAAGCTACTGACCCTTGAACCACTATCCGGTTGATTGTCTAAGATTTGGCATCGTTGTATCTATCTTGGTTCGTTCAACCGTGACGCGTACACGACCCTCGCCCTCACGACCAGTCAGAATCAAAATATGTGACATCAGTTTTTGGTATTTCCCGGTGTATTCTTCCCGGCCTAAAACCTTAGCAGCATTCTTCCCGTCAATTTTTTTACCCGTGAGCCACCAAGACTCGACATAATCACCCACGACCGCCACTTCGATTGGTGTCAGCACTGGGCCTTTCTCAACGGGTTTTGATTTCTTTATATTTTCGACGGGCACACACGCCACAAGACGATTGCGCTTTGGTTTATCAAGAATAATAACACCAATGGTTTGATCTTGATCAACTAGTCCACCAAAGATACCAGTACACTTCGGTGCCTTCGTGGTTTTTACTTGATCGCCTACATTAATATCAATCATTCTTTTATCTCCAAAATATTTATATACAAGGATCATACGTGTTCGACTAAATAAAGTCAATAGAGGATTCAAACCCATTGACTTGCGAAAAATGTAATAATGATCATGACGGAACATATGGCTCTGGCCGTTTTTGTTCCAGCCATTGCGCTAGAAGTTCTTCTACAAAGGACAAACGAGAAGAAATCAACAAAAAGGTTAGCGATAAATTAAAAGGTAAACCAACAGGTAGAACGTTATCAGATGAAGATATCACTCGACTACAAACCGCCAAAGGCATCAGGCCACCAAGAAAAGAATATATATTGTCCCTTGACTTTAACTCTCTGAAGTATGAGATGCTTAGAGAAAGATTATTATATGAACAAGATTACAAATGCCACGATTGTTATATTGATGAATGGAAAGGTCATTTTATTTCGTTAGAATTAGAACACATTGATGGTAATAGAGATAACAACGATAGATCGAATCTTAAAATGATATGTCCCAATTGTCATAGTATAACCCCAACGTGGCGAGGACGGAACAAACAAAGTAATAAAAATAGATACACCGACAAAGAAATGTATACAGCTTATTTAAAAAACGATAATATATTTCAAACACTCAAATCTTTAGATATGGCGGCTAAGGGCGCTAATTATGCTAGATTACAAATATTAATTGAACGCTTTGAAAGATAATGGTGAACACGGTGGGATTCGAACCCACGAAGCTTGCGCAATTGGTTAAAAGCCAATTCCCTTTGACCGCTCGGGAACGTGTCCATTATTATAAAGTCATCTCCTATTTCATAAAGTTGGTAAACCGGGTGGGATTTGAACCCACGGCACATGGAGTAAGAATCCACTGCTCTGCCAGACTGAGCTACCGGTTTATAAACTTTTCAAAATTTGGAAATTAGATAAAGTTGTGCTTACGCACGTTTTCGGAAAACGTGTTTGGGTGCGATTGCAAACGGAAGGGCACGAATCATTATCATGTTTTACTTATACCCAATTTCTAGAACCGTGTCAACAATAAAAATTATTCTGATGCACCTTCATAAACAGGCATAGGAGCATAATCTGATTCACGGCAACCCATAACATGAACGCCATCGGCTTCATAACGCGGTGACATATTACGAGATGAACCAATGAATCGAGTGCGCGATACATATTCACACCCTGTATCACTATCAATGAACACACGGAAACCACTATCTTGAAAATAGTAATCATGATTACTATCAGCCGAACAACCAATCAGACCGATAACAGCTACAATCATCAATATATATTTCATTTCAAACTCCGATACGTCATTGAAATTCTCGGACCATCGGGTTCCGGGCTAACAGCCTTTGGAATCCTGTGATAATATTCGTCCTGCATACCGGGTGGCATAAACAGGACTGATCCCGGCTTCAGCAAGATACCATTAATGGCATCCATCCCTTTGACCGGATTACCGTCTGCGTCCTTGATCAATTTCCATTGCAGCATTCTTGCATTACCAAGGGTAACAACAGCAATAGGATTATCATGATCAATACCCGGATCATCATCAGCATGCCAACCAAGCTGGTCGCGACCATGATCATAACGATTCAGGAAACATCCTTCATAACGACCGGACCACGAATGTTTTTCATTCATGGACACCAGCATGTCACGAACCGCTTCAATGTACACATGGGATGGTTGTGAATCATAGGTTCTGACTCCAACGCCACGGCCATAGGTGTACGAACGGTTATTAAGGGTTGCCCAATATTCCTTACGAGGAACATTCTCACGGTGGACCCAATCCAGATCGGTCATCAGAGTTTGATACACTTCATCAGCCACAGGCGGCGACAGGAAGTTTTCAATATAAACAGGCGTGAACATTTTAATTCCTAGTACAAGGTAACGGTGGTGAACCCAGCAGGGGCAACAACATAAGCAACGTTCGGCTCATGGTCGAACACGATATAATCGGACACATCCATGGACCGTGGGCATTCGGTGATGCACGTGATCTGGTCCAAATCAGACCAAGGGGTATCCAGATTTTGGGTCATCGCCCAAATGGTTTCAGGATCAAGATCATCAGCAACAATCCGTGCCGCAGGTTCATAGACGCCACGAGTGATATCGCCCTCGAACCGGGCCGCACAATAGTTCTTACCGGCTTCACATTCCCAACCGTTCTGATTGATTTCATCAGAATCGCGTGTCAGGAAATAAATGGTTGCATTAATCTTAGCCATGATCTTCTCTCCCGTTGTTGACTTTATGTATAAACGTGTTATAAGAATAAGTCAACCGTTAAATATAGTGATCATGGAACAGTTAATTAAAAAAGCACCGAATCCTGTTTTAATCGAGAAGTCGTCACCTGTTACTGACTTCTCGACGCTTGAACAATTTTTGATTCCTCAACTGTTACGAACCATGTCAGAGTTAAACGGGGTTGGAATTTCAGCTGTTCAAATTGGATCACTGCGACAAGTCTTCATCTATCGTGATTCAAAATATGAATTTCATACTGTATGTAATCCAGAAATCATTTCATGTGGTAAAAAGAAGGTATCACTCATTGAAGGATGCCTATCCGTAGACAATGTGCTTTATGATATCATGCGACCTAACCGAATCGATGTGAAATATCAAACCGTTGACGGGTCACCGGTCGAGAAAACTCTTAGAGACATGGATGCTCGCATCTTTCAACACGAGTATGATCATCTTCAAGGTATCATGATGAGTGTTCGATCTGGATGCAGTGAAGCACTACTGGATGCCATGATGAAACACGACAACGATCAGATCATAACCGTGAAGTTTGATCTGATCGATGTTGAAGCTGGAAGTTTTACCGAAACTTATATCAATGCATCATTGTTCCGCTTTAAAACGGATGATGATTACACGATGACGATCACAGATTTGAAAGAATTGATAGACAAGGACTTTCCGATCAAGAATATCGACCTTGTTTCAATTCCTCTCTGATTTGGTTTCGTTTTTCCATTTGCGCATGAGCAGCCTCGCGCTGTTTCACCTTGGCCTCATCAGTCGCCGCCTTTTGATAAGCCGCAAACTGTTTACCAATAGTTTCAAACCGACGCTTCATATCACGCAGATTTGATTTGGTGAAACGCAACAGGGCTTCATCTTCAACTTCATAGAGCAATTTTTGAAGTGGCCCTTTATGCCAAGTGTTTGGTATAAACTTGCGATATGCGTCTCTGCAAGAAATTTCACGCAGAACATGCAACCATTCGTTCACCATACTGGTTTCGGCACGGGTCTTGAGTTTGGCAATATGGTGCAACTTAATCCCCTGATTCAACAGATAGGTTCTGGATACCCGAGCAGTCCAATATGTAGACACATCACCTTTATGGTGAAAACTACCAGTAAGATCACCACGATTAAGCCACAGTGACATCACTGGTGGATTTTTTACGGTGGGATTTGGTTCAATCACTACGCGGAATGGAGCCGACATATTATTCAAATCAGCCATTCTACAGATTATTGCAATATTGGTTTCCATAGTATATCTTTCACCAGAATGTTGCTCGCCTATAAAATACTATAACACATATATAGAGCAAAGTCAATGAGTGTTATAGAACAAGAGGCATTAATATCACAAGTAACCAATAAGAACTTATATCATTATATTAAAGCATTACAAGATAATGCCGAAGACGATATCAATATAGAAAAATTTATGATCCGTCTATATAATGAAATGGCTATTCGTATTTTAACTAGCCATTAAGTCCACTTGGTATCTATATAAAATACGTGTCCAGCTATTCTTGACACTTCTTCAGTTCGCTCATCATCTGCCCAATATGGATTGATCCTAGCAGTATGATACATTGTCGCTCCATTAGTAGGGTCTTCACTACGGCCAGTCAGAATTTGTACGGCAACTGCTTGTGCAACCTTCCATGCAACACCGTCTGGTGATTCTGGAATGATTGAATCAATGTTCAGCATCTTGTCTCTATTTGGATCATCGTCATTCCAGCATGAAAATTGTCGATCTTTGGTTGCAACACCACGAATGGTTTCACCACCATACATTTGAACGCCAATATTTGCCCGGTTTACAATAACATGGCCAACTGCACGCATACCGATTTCACCAGTAGAACGAGCCTCACCCCAAATCGTTAGGGACAAATATATAAAATCATCGGTTTGTATTAGTGCTTCAACATCATATGCATCTGGATTCATTGATTCATATTCCTTTTCATCATGTGATTGGGTGGTCATCCATCGTTCGAAGGTTGCCGGGTCAATCACAATAGGGGCATCAACGGCTTCTACAGCCGCCACTGATGGCGATCTGGTCACAACACGTAACGGTGCCACCATTGACGACATTAACAGTCCTAGCGATGCCGCTATTGCTGTAATGCGATTTCCTAAAGATGCTTCCATTAACTCTTCCTCCATAATCAGGTGAACAAAAGCTTTCTTTTCGCTTTCGTTCATTTGACCAAGGCCAGCATGTAAGCCCGTATTACTTCTAATAAGATCAGATAGTGGTTTCCCACCCATATCAATACCGCGATAGTATACATTCATATCAGAAATACTAATACTATCAGTATAATATGATCCTTCTTTAGAATTTATGTCCGTGACAAATAATTCAGTTGATTCATCAACTATAGTTTCTTTGTATCCCAAGTCAAATACTAAATTGTGTCTCATCATATCATGATCACACTCAGCAGCATCTGCAACAATGAATGTTCTAGAATCATCAAGAACAAGACCGCGAACCGCAATCCTGTTCTTAACAAGGTGTTTCAATTTTGATTTCGAGGGATTTATATATAAAATATATTCATGACTATAATCATGAGGACTCGATACCCGTTCGTGTGCTTCGTATACAAACATCAACCAAAGAAAGGCATTGGACCGCCACCCCCATCTGCATAATCCACCAATTCTTGAATTAAGGCTTCCTTCATATCATGACCGCTCTGGATAAGATCGCTACCCTTCATCACTGTTCCACCTTGTGGACCCGGAATAGTTGCGAACTTGGAATATTTTTCACCAAGTATCATACGAACGCCACCTTCAGTATATTGTGACAACCATCTATAAGCTGCCGAACTAGCTAATAGGCGTTTGATACTCTTGACGGCAGAAACTTCTAACATAATCTTTTCATCTGCACGAATTGTGCGCCATAGATTAATTTTGCTTTCACCTTCATCAAATTCAAACATGATATGTTCACCAAACATTTTACCAATCTGTTCTTGGAACTGTGATAAGGCTTCGAAATTAACAAGTCCGGGGAAAGTTGTATCTCTATATCGAAGGGTGTGTTGTACAAATGCCGCAGAAAATGGTTCAAAGCCTTGGCCACCAGCGAGTAGAGCTGTTCGCATTCGTCTGATTTCTTTTACATTGTCCACTTCTTCTGGAAGTGAGTAAGATTGTTGTCCTGCTTTTAATTCCATGAAGAAGAAACCTTCATGAATAGCATTACGAGAATAGGTTCTGTATATTCTCAATGCTTCATCGAATGCAACATTGTAATCATCCTGTTCTATTTCTACCTCAATACTCGTACCACCCAATTTTACGTAAATTGAATAGAATAGTTTCTCAAGATCGTTACGTTTTTCCATTGTCACACCTATTTGCTTATGGATATTTATCCTAACAGTAAATAGATGTGAAACATCCGATAGGAAATGTCATGGCAACAATCAGCGTTTACAATAAATTCAAACTATATATGGGAGATGGCAGCATCGATTTAGATACCGATCAGTTCAAAATTGCTCTCATGGATAGCAACCATTCATACGTCTCAACTCATACAGATTGGTCACAAGTCAGTACCAATGAGATTTCTGCCGGTAATGGTTATACAGGTGGTGGAGTAGTTCTCGCCAATACATCGTGGTTAGAGTCCGGTGGTGTTGTTACGTTTGATGCAGATAGTGTCACATGGACAGCAACTGGTGGTGCTCTTGGTCCAGCAGCTTTTGCCGTCATTTATGATGATACGGCAACTGATGATAAACTGGTGTGTTCTATCGATTTCGAAGGATCACAATCAGCTGGTGAAGGAACCGAGTTCCGCATCACCTTTAACGCAAATGGAATTTTTAGAATATCATGAGCATTATAAGAGACGGCGTTAGATCACAAGTTGGTGCAGAACTGTTGAAGCATAAGCAAGAAATTACTAGAAGTGCTTCAAACATTATCAATGATGTCATTATACGAAAAGTTAGATTTAGTGAACTTCGTGAACAAATGCGAAATGATACTGACAACTTTTCAGCATCTGATATCGCTGACCTCGATGATATTGAGGGCGAGTTAATCACTCGTATTCAAGAAGTGTTCGCACTTGTTAGTAGCTAATATATGGCACAGCAATGGTATAATGCTCTATGGCAGCACCGACAATTAGTTACAGTTCATAGCGAAAACGTAACATCAACACTTAATAATTTCGTTCTGTATATGGACGAGACTGGTTTCGTTAAGCCCGGAATCAACAACGATGTGTTTGATAGAGCAAAAGCCGATGGCACCGATATCATCATTACTGCAAGCGATGGTGTCACCAAACTAAGTCATGAAATTGTTAATTTTGATATTGGATCAAAGAAATTAGAAATATGGGTTCGAATCCCAACCGTATCATCCACAAATGACACCACACTTTTTGTATATTATGGAAATGCAGTCCATACCGAGCCATATGATGCTTCTGTCTGGACATCATATCAATATGTATCACACGATGGTGGTCAAACCGATTCAACCGGTACAGTAAGCTCTACTACCTACGGAACACCAGTCGAAGTTGATGGTATCACCGGTAAGGCATATAGATTCCCTGATGCTGGCGATATTCATGATACCGGTCTTCAGGTTATTGATTATCCACTAACATTTCAAGCATGGGTTAAGCCCGAATCATTTACGGGTCCATATGTAATGGGTAACTTCGCGACCAGTGCCGAAGACTTCACTTTATATACACAAGCATCCCAATGGGTTCTAACCGCTGAAAACGGTGGTGGTGCTCATGGATTCGGTACAGTCAATCAGAGTTCTTGGAACTTCTTGTCAGTCACTATCGATAATCTATTCAATAGATCATATCACAACGGTGCACCAATCGGAAATATCTCATCTGGTGGAGCAACCGGTACTATTGATTCCGGCGATACATTAAAAATCAACGACAAGGGTGATACAATCAATTCAGCCGGTGGTATCATCGTTGATGAAATTCACTTCTTCACTGGTGTATTATCAGCGGATCACATTGCTGCCCAATATACAAACCAGTATTCACCCGTAACATTCTATGATGTATCAAACCAACAAGAAGTATCAGGTAGCTATGTTTCACCACCAGCTAGCGACATCACAATCACCACCTTCGTCGCTATCGTATCAGTCGGTGTCAATATTAAACCACCGATGTATGGTGCAGCAATCACAACATTCGCACCATCAATTGGAACCGGTGTTCTTATTGATACACCAACGGCAACACTAACAATAACCTCGCCACTACTGGGTGTTGAAGCAAATATCTTTATCAGTTCAAACATCAATGTCGAATTTGGTCAAATATTCGGTGGTGCATCGAAATTTAAACCTTCACGCCAATTTGAATTGTATAAAGAAGGTGACCCCAATAATAAAGACTCTCAATTCCTGTCAGGAATAAATAAACAAATTATTGATATTGGTGGTGTCACTTGTTACATTTGGAAATTACTTGGAACTCATGACCAATCCAACGTGGACGGCACACCCGGAACACAACTCGATGAAGCTTTCGGGGTTTTGGATGATGGTGTTCTAGATGGTATTCAGGATGTTGTGCTTGGTGAGAACCGAGATAGAAAATATTCCGATAATGCTATTCGATTAAAGGGTGCTTACGCGGTTTCTGAAAACGAACTTGATTATGCTCGCTTCGGAATGTCTTTGCTTGGTGATATTATTCAAATTGAATTTCACAAAGTAGACATGGTGGATAAAGTTGGACGTAGACTTAAACCCGGTGATGTATTGGAAATGCCTCATCTTCGCGAAATTGGTGAAGATGGATCAATCGCAAATCGTTATTATGAAGTCGATACACTTTCCAGATCACCTACTGGTTATGATCCATCATACCAATATCATATTCTTGCTGCAACTCTGAAACCAATCAGAGATAGCCAAGAGTTCATCGATCTGATGGAACGCAAGGATGAATACGGTAAAACCCTTAGAGAACAAACATCTAATCGCAAACACATTGAAGCATCAACGGCAAAAATCCAAGATGCCGCCGATGAGCAAGCTTATACAACCAATTATGATACAACCCCATTATATATCAGCGATGAGGGAGTTATTATTTCTCATATGTGGTCTGATGATGGGAAACCACCGAACGGACGACCTGTCACACAAGTGAGTAGTTTCCCGGCGAGTCCAACAGAAGGCGATTATGTTGTTCGCATCGATATGTACCCTAATAAATTGTATCGTTATCAAGCTGGTAAATGGTTGCTCAAAGAAAAAGACAACAAACGGGAATGGCAACCTTATAACTGGACGCGTAAACTTAGAGAATTTTCGTCTGACAGATCATTGGAGGATGACATGCGACCATGGGAACTAAAATCAATTCACGATGTCCTGTCACCTACTCAGGGTCGATCAAACCCATCTCCAAAGGGTAGAGACATCATTCATGCCAATATATTCAACTGGGATCGAAAGATTGAAGTCGAAATCCCTAGTGACGTGATTGCTGAAGCTGCTGAAGTTGAAAGAAGTGCCACACTGGTTCCAACTAATGCGGCCACTAGTATTTCAGACTTCCTGAATACCGGTGTTGGTGAATATGATTTCTTCGTCTTGTATTATGTTATTACTCGTGGTGCTAATCAGGAAGCGGGTGAAATAATCATCAATGATAATGGAACCGCAATTTCTATGGATCATGAACACAACGACATTGGTGATGTTGGTGTTGTTTTCTCAACTGTCTATGAGGGCGGGTTCAGAAAACTCAAATATACCATGACAGCTGGTTCTGCTGCCGTGATGAAATTCTTCGTTAAGGGAGCATGGTAATGAAAATAGAAAATCTATTTGAAACAGAATATGAAACGGTTCAAGGTCTACGTGGTCCAACAGAAGTCATGATGCATCCTTCATATAAGAGTGTTGCTGTAGGAATAAATGCACATGAAGAACTTCGTGGGTTCTATTCACCCGGTGATGACATGATTGCGTTCTGGGATGCGAATTCACTTCATGAAGAAGTTATTGGCAATGATCCACTGTTTTATGAATATGAAGATGTGTTGAAATTATACGTAAACAAAACCGTGTTTTCTGTTTATCATTTCAATAATCCAAATCGCACTGGTGAAATCGTTGTCGATATGATGGGTGGTTCTGAACCATCATGTTTAGCTAAATTGCGAGAATTTTCTGTATTCCGCATTTTGATGAAATCGAGACGAACCACTTTTGATGAAGACTAACAAAAAGCGGCCCCGGAATTAACCAGAGCCGCCTTCATTGTTTAGATCAGATCAACTGTTACTGTGGTGTTCGACCACCAAGGCTACCCTGAAGGATGGCCGCAGCATTTTCAATACCACCACCACCGAACAGAACCGTATCCGGTAGATTGATGCTTCCAAGAATTTCAGGATTATCAACCAGCATCTGGACTACACCAGTTTGGAATGCCAGTTGAAGTTCCAGTTCGCGCAGTTCCTGAACCCGTTCTTCACCGAGAACCAGAACCTGTGCACGCTGACCAGCCGAAAGGGCTTCAAGATATTCACGGTCAGCATTACCACGTTGCTGTTGCGTCTGGGCGTAGATTTGAGCCGCAACGAGTTCAGCCTGTTGATCAGCCGTTGCACGTTGTTGTTCAGTCGCAATACGAGCCTGCTGGGCACGTTCTTCCTGTACGAAGGTAACTTCCAGCTGCGAAGCAATCTGATCACGCTGTGGTGCGATCAGGAGTTCAGGTGGAACAGCTGGTTCACCCATGGTCACTTCCAGAATGTTGATACCCGAAGTAGTCGATCCGCTCATAACTGCATGAGAGATTTCGGCTTCAAGTGATGCACGACGATTGGAGAAGTCCAAAGCCCGAGTGGCACGATAATGATACGCTTGTGTACCAGCCGATTGAATAACCGGCGAACCATCAGGATTGAACATATATGGATGAGGCGTATCAACTTCGAAATCGATGGACACACAGTTTTCACCACCATTCTCGTTGAATGAACA